CCAGTAATGCTTTACTATACCATTCTTTTGTAGCAGTGCATCCTTGAACCATTGGTATATAATACTAAATCCGGGATTCTGACGCATAATGACGTGATTGACATAATCCGTGGATTGCTTTGCCATTTCGACATCTTCTGGTCCTACAGGTTCAAACTTGACAACCTTATCACCACCAGTAAATATCTTCATAAGACTAGGCATAATCCATTCGATTACATCTGCCACATCCCTAGTGACAATCTGGCTTCTGCCTTCCTGCTCATTACCATACTTCTTACCGTAGTAGCGGTCTAGTGCATCCGAGCGTTGTGTGGTAAGTTTGCCATCTAGGTATCCTAGAGAGGATGTAATCTCGCCCTCTAGGTGAGCAGCCAGCTCACGCTCTGTCATTTTCTTGGACTTCGCCATAAATTATTTACCTTTATTAATTGGGTACTTGGTTTCTTTTTTAGGTGGCGGACTCACTGCTTTCATAATCTCTTTCAAATCCTTGATGTCCTGTGCCATCTCTTTAATAACATTCTCTAACCATATAGGGTTAATTGCCATAATATTCTCCTCTTATATTATCCAACTCAAATCAGTCTTAGGTAATTCCTTTCCCCAGACACTATCATTACCAGTAAATACCACATCTGTTATAGCTAAGTACCTAAAGGCATCGCTGGCGTGTGAAGTCCAATCGTGGACTGGCTTCTGCGACCAGATTTTCTTTTTGTCATCATAGCTGCTTCTGTATTGAAGTAAGGCTTCTAGTCCCTTCTTAGTCTTTTCTTCATCAAACCAGCATTTATTCAAATAAGTTCTGGTAGTTTCTATACCATCCATTACTTTTAACTTTGGTGCTACTTGAAAATCAATACCTAAATCAAAGGCTAGGTCTCTTCTTGATTTACCAGTAGAAAATTCTCTAACTACTATATCGTGTGGTGCAATATGAGCACCATACCTATATCCTTTCTTATTAAGTACATCTATATAGAAAGGCAATCCTTCGTTTGAACTCTCAAAATAATCTATAAGGTGTACCGCTTTTCCTACAAACTGTGCAAACCAAATCGAGGTTGCGTCAGATACTCCTAAATCCCAGCTTGTTATTACCTGTTTAGCCGGGTCATAAGGGACTTTCCCCACACGGTCTTCTTCATGGCAAGTTTCAACCTCTTTAGCATAATACGCACCTCTAAGAGCAGCAGACCAAGAACACTCGTATTCTTGTTCAAATTCAGTCTCTGCCATATCTTGTTTCGCAAGCTCCAATTCCTCATCATCTAATATCCCTGTTTCACTCGCCTTATATAAGAACCTAGTCCAACCCTTTCTATCCGGTGCTGAGTGGTATAAATCATAAAAATCATTCTTCCCTTTTGGTGTGCCAATAAATATGGCATATCCCTTCCTGTCAGATAGAGCTGGTCTTATTACTTCAGAGAACATCTTTGGGTTCATCTGAGCAAATTCGTCTAACACAACTCCGTCTAAATAAATTCCTCTGAGAGTATCATAATTATCTGCACCATATAACTGTATCCTTGCTCCCATAAAGTCGGCTCTCAGTTCCGCTTCATTGAACTTGACTTCCGGAAATACAGCACATAGTCTCTTCAACTCATCCCAAGCAACTGTCTTAGCCTGCTTGAATAGTGGTGCTAAGTAGGCATACCTTGGTGCAGGCTTACCTTTTATAACATCCTCTACAGCACTCTTAATCAACTGATTGATAGCAAATACTGTTTTGCCGAACCGCCTATGACATACTACAACATTAAATCTATCTAAGTTATTATGTATTTCATTCTGTAATTCCCTAGGTGTGTACGGAATTACTATTTCTTTGCGTTTCTCTTGTTGTTCCATCCTTATTCAAGTGTCCCTTCTTAACTAATATCAACTTACTAAGATTCTCGGCTACTTTTTCGGATAACTTGTCTTCCTCTATCAATTTCTGTTTCAAACGAGCGTGTAACCTAGAAAGCATTAGTGAACCTTATCGTCTTTATCCCTTAATTGTTGGTTAGCATCCGCTATATCTGCGGCATCCGCTGCCCACTTGATGTCAAATGTCCTGTCTTCCACTACAACAGTGTGTTTCGGAGACCAGCCTGCCTGAGTCTTTAACCAGAAGGTTGTCATACTCGGAGATTCACCAGAAACTGCCATTTCGTAGGCTACGCCTGCAACTCTCGCAGTCCTCTTCTCTCTTCCTACCAGTAAATTATGAGAATAGTATTTAACAAGGGTGGCATTAGAAATACCCATAATCTTTGCTATAGTATGCTGGTCCAAACCAATACATACCATCTCTTCTACCTTAGAATAGTCATCATTTGTAGGTTTATAGGTCTGTCCACGCTTAATTCTGGACTTTTTACCTCCAGCTGCCTTGGATTCTGCCGACAATCCACCTGTAGGTCTACCTTTCTTACGCTCAATCTTGATAACAGCGTCTGCTGGTACGATTCCCTTAGCAGAAGCTACAGCATAGCGTAGTTCTTCCTCCAATTCTTTCTCTATTTGTCTTATTTCATCTTCTGAGTCAACAGAAACTTTGCCTTTTTGAGCCATATTATTGTTATACCAGTGTCAAGAATATTGTTTAGTGTTCATTCCTAGAATATTCTAATGATTTTATTATTTTTATGTTCGTTATAGTATTTCTTCATTAGAGAGATGCTAGGAAGTGCTTAGTGTTTGCTTGAAATTTAAACAATATTATACCATACATAGTATAAAACAAGAGAATAATATTCTTATCCCGAAATTCAGTTGAAAAATAATAATTTTGGATAGAGGTTGGTTTCCCCCGATGTATATTTCTGCGTTTTGGGTGGGGTAGCCCTCGCTTTTAGGTGAGAATGACTATCATTCGCATTCGCATTTGGCTTTTCATTCACACTTTCGGGGATAAGTCAAGTATAAGAAAAACTTGACAGAAAAACTTTTCTATGAATGGAACACTGTTTTTATACATTAATTTCTTGATAATAAATACTCACTAAGTTTTAAATCGTCGACAGCTTGACGCATTTAATTGCGTGACTTTATGCCTGTAATACGCAATACTTGCATTAAGTCTTGATGTATGGATAATAGAGCTTAGAAGTAAAGAATAACTCACCATTAGAGCTCGTTACTTCCGACGCATTTAATTGCGTGACAATTAGAGAAAGTACTGCATTGATACAAGCTATCAATGCTTGTATTGGTAAAGTCTTTTTCACTTTTTAACTTTTTAGAGAGGTAAAAGAAATGGAAGATTTACTAGTAGAAATCAATGCAGAACGGTTAAGCAAGACTGAAATAGATAAAGCAATTGCAGAAGATAAAGACGCTGCTGCAATTGTTAATAGCACTAAGGCAGTCACTACTAAGAAAACTACGCAGAGAAATAAAGTTAAAGCTGCTGCGATTATTCTTAGTGCAGACGGTCAAAGTTATGCAGGGCTTTATAAAATCGAGCTAGCAATGAATAAATTAAAGCTAGACGCTATAAAGACGCAAAACGATAGTGATATGAAATCATTAAAGGCTTGTATTGAATGGGTATTCAATGACTTAGCAAAAGACAAGGAATATCCCTTTCATACTAAGGAAAACCGTCAAAGTATGAAAAATGTAACAATTAAAGACGATTTTCCTTGTGTTATGTCTAATGTATTGCCAGTAAGACGCAATACAGACAAAACTGAAAAAGTTGAAGATGATATTATTTTAAACTTGACTGCAGATAGTGAAAACAAATTTGCACCAAAGAATAAAATACTATTTCAGAAAATGACTGATTTAAATGAAAATGGTGAATTAGTTGTTGAAGATGATACTTTTGAATATACTTTTTACACTTTAGTGTCTAATTTTATAGCTGAATTATTAACAGCTAGAAAAAATGCAGAATTAGACGCATTAGAAAAAGAAGTAGACGAAATAGTTGAAAAAGTCGCTTAATTGGACTGCAAAAAGAAAGCCCTGCTGAAATATGCAGGGTTTTTTTTAACGCTTTTTAGAGCAAATAACTGAAATAGGATAAGGATTTACACTATTTGACTTATTCGCTTTGATATAGGATAATATTTCATATGGATAAGCAAATAATTCTACGCATTT